GATTATTGGTAGTCAAATCTGCGCCGGTAGCGGTAGACAAAGCGATATAACCGTTAGCATTAATGATAACTGCTTGTCCAAAGAACAAGTTGGAACCAAGACCTGCTGGGTCAATCAAGAACTGACTCGTAGCGCCAGCATAGGGCATGCCGTCGTTACGGTTAATGGCTCGTAGGCCATAGGGGGTATTGGTCATTGACATTTTAAGTCTCCAAAAAAATTTAAATACCTTTTCCGAAAGTGACCGTGGACTTACGTTCTTTGAACATAGGCATCCTCGGATCATTCTCGCGCATGTAGGTGTTGTCAACTGATTGCATCTGCGCGTCCGCTTGTTGGCGATAGTACGCATTACGCTGTTCAGTAAACTCCACAGGTGTTTTGCAAAGCAGGAGACCACCTACCTCGATACTGTCTGGAAACTTTGCCGCAGCAGAGCTAAACAAACGAATCTCGGGATGATCTGAAGCTTTAACGGGTTCCCAACCCTCGGCAAGCTTGGAGGAATAGTTCGTGGCGTCATCTTTACCTTGTGTAGCGATACGAATCCAGCGAAACGCATAACCCGGCTCCGGATTCGGATCGGGTAGAAGTTTGGGAGGCATCCATTGTTTTGGACGCTCTGCCTTTTCGCGGGTTTCAAGTTCGCGTGGTGCGCGGTTAGTTTTTTCCATTATGTTTTCCTCATTTCTTCAGCAACCTTACGGGCGTACAGTTCCAATGGAACTCCCAACCGCTTGGCGAGATTCACCTGTGTCTGCGTCAGCACGATTTTGCGCGGTGCTGTACTACGCGTTGCAGGTGCAACGTTATTGGATTTGATTCGCTGAGGTTTAGCATCAGCGGGTTCGTCGGCTCCAAATTGGTCGGCAAACCTTTCGCGCATGTCAGTGTTGATACGTCGGTAGTATTCTTCACTGCCTGCCGGAATTCCTTCCCCTACCAAGTCCTCGTGCAAGCCGAGGGCATAAGCTGTCATCCGTTTATTGGACCCAAACCACTGATTTTGGTCTTGCCATGCAAGCAGTTTTTCGTCCACGGGTGCAGCCGGTTGGGGCTGATATGCAGGTTGTACATCAGTTTTTTCCACCTGTAAAGGGGCTGGACGGAAATTATTTACTTTTTCCGATTTCATCTTGGCCGAGGTAAGCGCTTCTTGGGCATTTACCAGAGCGTCAGAATCACCCGCTTCGTAGGCTTCTTTGTACTGACGTTTTGCAGTTTCAAGCTCGTTAGCCACCACTTTTTTGGCTTGTTCCAACAAAGCTGTCTGATTCTGGCTAACAGAACCTTTTAGCTGTTTGTTTTCTTCAGCCAATGACCGGGCAAACCGCAGAGCTTCTTCTTTCTCACGTTCAGCCGTTTCTTTAGCGCGGCGCTCGTCGTGATAGCCTTTTGTAAAGTGTTTTATGCGTTTTTGAACACTTTCGTCGTACTTTGACAACTCATCATCCGTTACCTCTTTGGGAGGCTCAGTCATGGGTTTACGCCCACGGTCCTCTGGAGGCGTGTCGTCTACAACTTCAATTTCCGGTTCGTCGGACTCAGGTTCTACAACCTTGCCACCCTTACGTGCGTTGACTTCGACTTCATCAGGAAACTCAAATTCTGTTTTTTCAATTTCTGCCATGATTACTCCTTATGTTGGACGCTGGATACCACGAGGGTCTTGCACAACGGCTTGTACGGAATCGTCATTAATTAGACGCCATTCGGTGCCATGAATTTTCATGCGGGTGCCGGTGTTTGGACGAACCAAAATAAAATCACCAACTTTGCACGATGGACCAGACGGGAATCTGGCAGCGTCTTTAAACGCATCGGGGCCAATCTTTGCGACAAATAGCACGGGGGATAGAAGCTCCTCGTGGTACATCATCGTGGCGGATTTAATAATCCCCGTTTCACTCATTTCTTCTTCTGCCTTGGGCAACATACACAAGATATGGTATGTGGCCGGATCGGGCACTTGTTTGGCTTTTTCTTCCGTGGATGTGTTTAGCAACCCACGCAGATCAACAGCCTTAACATCAAACTCAGTCATCTTCATATTCCTTGGTTTTTCGCACGAGATCAGCAAGTTCGTACTGCGCGGTTTGCAGACCTCGGATAGTCCCGCACAGTTCTTTGTAATGCTCGTGGGATTTCGCACCACCAGCACTGACAACATCAACCAACTGCTTGACGTGTTCGTCAAGTTTCTTGTTTAGTACTTCAAGCAGATTGGCCATGATTACTCCCTATTACCTTGTAATAACTTTTGAATTCTGTCCATTTCAGCGTGCTCTAATTTCTGTGCATGTACTTGCCCGCCATGAGCCATCTTCTGCTGGGTCTGAGCTTGTTGCTGTTGCATAGCTTGCTGTTGCTGGGCCTGAGCTTGTTCAAGCTCCATCCGTTTAGCAGCCATCTCCATACCGTGTAACTCCTGCGCTTGCATAATCTCCTGCTGCAGTCGCATGGATGCCATGGCTGGGTCTTCACCTGTTTTAGCCGCGTTCTCTTGCGCTTTAAGTGACAACTCCTCGGCCTTAAGCTGCAAGTCACCCTTGACTTTAAACGCTTTAATGTCAGCTTCCTGTTTCTTGATAGCCAACTCTGCCTGCTGCAACTGCATGACTGGGTCTTGCGCCATCTGCTGAGCTTGTTGTTGCGCGGCCTGACCTTTACTCGCAGCCAGCACTTGTTGTGCGCCTTGGGCAACCAGACGTGACAACATAACTTCTGCGTCTTCTGGCATTGCTTCGTCGGGTGGTGGCAACGGTACGCCAAGCTGTTCTTCCACTTTCTTGCGGTACGCAAACGCCAAGTGTTCTGCAATGTGCGCCTGAATCTCGGCCATCATTTTCTGAGCTTGTGGGTTCTGGCCAATCTGCGCCATTATGAGCGGGTCCTGCATCATTGATGTATGTACAGAAATGTGTGCGTCGTGGTCTTGATAGATAAACGCTTTAGTGGGTTTGCCATTCAGGAACGCCATGTTTTCGCTGACCGGATCGCGTGGTGTCATGTCGTCATCTGTAGGTACAAGCTTCTCAGCATTTTTTACACCCAACACCTCGATCATCTGACGGTGCAATATGGGCAAATCGTAAATCTGTGGGGCTTGTTGCGCCAACTGCATCACCGCTTGGTACTGCATGATGCGCTGCGCCATTGTTGCGCTGTTCGGATCGCTGACTGGAATTACGTCCACCATGTCGTAATCTTCTTGCTTTGCCATGCGGTCGCCGCTTGATGGGTCAAAGCTGTACTGATCTGGTGTGTAGTCGCGGATGATGTCACGCAGGAGTTTAAACTCTTGCTTCATGCTGTAGTGCACGCGGGCCTGTACAGCGGACATTGTCTTTAACTGACGCTCAAGTAGCGCAAGCGTGGTACCCACCGGAGCATTTGCGCTCATGTCGCTGATGTTCATATCAGCAATAGAGCCAAGGCGTTTGCCCTCGTCGGTGATTTGGTTCAGTAACGCCAGCAGAACCTGTGATGGTTCTTTGTACGGCAACATCATGATGTTGTCTTTGACTGCGCCGCTTGGCACATCTACATCACGGAACTCACCGGGGTTGATTGGTGTATCGTCACCCTTGATTCGCAAGCCACGAGCCTTTAAGCCACCGGGCAAGTTAGCCAACGTACCCGCGTCCACGAGTTGACGAATGATAGAAGTACCTGCGCGTGCGTAGCCGCCGATCAAGTGGATCAAGCCAAGACCGTAAGCACCAAAGCCGGGTATGTATGTGTACTGTACGAAGTGATCGCGTTTTAGTTTGCGCTTGTCTTCTGGGTTCCAGTTACGGCGGATGGCCAACACTTTGTTAGTGCCGCGATCTATTGTCACCACGTATGGCAGTGCAATCTCATCTTCATCCTCGTAACCCGGCAAGTCGTAGTCAACGTGCATCTCCAGAATCTGATAGCGGTCGTCATCTGTGAGCGTAAAGCCTTGGTCTTCCGCTTTCTTCTTCTCAATATCCGTATGTATGACTTGCGGCTCACCCAACTCAACGTCACGATAGAAACCCGCCACCTGCAGCTTCTTCATGTCGTTCTTGGTCTTACGCATGATGTGGGTTACACGATCAGACGTCTTCAAACTCGACGCACCATAAGGAATGATGATGTCTTCAGCAGGAATAAACACCGCAATCTGGCGAGCCAGACCGGGGTCGTAATAAACTTTCTTAAACGCGCTGCCAGCCAAACCAAGGGAGTACAGCATCTTCTCATGCTCGGGGCGATACTCAGACATTACCTCGGTTAACTGGTAATTCATGTCCTCCCGGACACGTTCCGCAGCCTCTTCTTTAAGACGATCAATGGCACCAATGATTTCCGTTTTAACAGGACCCTGAGCCGGGAACGTTTCAATAATAGTCTCGCTCTGGAACCGAACAGCGGCCTCTGTGAGGACAGTGGAGAATACGCCACAGGCTCCCAACCACGGTTCCGTTCTCTCCTCATACTTCATCCCCAAAACGTCTAGACCTTTAACGTACATCTCAACCCAGTCTTTGCGGCTGCCAATGTCTGCATCTACTAGTTCAACTAAATCACTGGCAAGTTTCTGCAACTCGCCCTCGTCCATCTTTTCAGCAAGGTTAGCGTCAAAGTCGTCGCTCTTATCGCCTGCAACAATCTCCATCAGGTCGATCTCAACACCGTCCATGCCGACGATCACACCCTCAGGGTTCTCAATCTGAATCTCAAGACCGGGGCCTTCGTCCATCTCGGGGGCCAGTGCGTCCAACCCAAGCGGTGCTGGGTTCAAAGAGGGGAACATATTAGTAGCCATTTAAAGTCCTTAGTAATACGCTTGGCGACGGCCCGCGTAATAGGGTTCATTATCCTCGTGGTCACTGCTCAAGCGCAATAGCCCACCCTTGCGAATTCTCATCAACGCCAGTGTCATGGTGTCCACCTCGTCGTCATGCTCGCCTGCGGGAAACGCCAAAATCTCCTCCACAGTGGCCGCAGCCCACGCATTCTCGGGGAACCAAACGTGTCCTGACGCAAACATATCTGCCACGGCATTAAGCCGAGCGATTTTATCCTGCCCCTTGCCGGGACTGAAGTCCTGCACAAATATACCCGACCTGCGCATCTCGTCAATGAGCGGCTGACCACTGGCTTTAGCCTCGACGATCACACTGTCTGGCTCCCACGTCTTGTACTGTTCGTGCGCCATGGCTTTTAGCTCAGGAAACTCGTATTTCCCCTTGACTTTATTCAGCAGTATGACGTTCTGCGTGCCGTCTTCTTCACTCTCAAACACGCCCCACGTATGGCACACGGAAAAGTCAGACCGTTCCTTGGTTGTGAGCGCCGTATCAAACGCCTGCACCATAAAGTCAATCTTTGGCGGGTCATCCTTCTCCCACCAGCGTATCCAGTCCCGTTTTATGATGGCAGCCTCGGCTGCGGTTGGGTTTTGCTGGTATTGAGCGTACCACTGCCACATGATGTGGTGCATTGACGCCCGGGTTTGCTGCAAACTTTCAATCGACCACTGTTCTGG